AGTTAGCCCATAGGTAGGATTAACTGTTGTTGGAAAACTTGCCATTAACTTAATAAACCTCCAGCCATTTGTTGATTAACAATTTCAGCTTGTACTGCCGATGCGATTACTTCACCTAACTGTGCAGCAGATCGGTCATCACCCTGTACAGCAGAACCAGAAGCGTCTACATTTACAACCACGTTAGTTGTACCTCCAAGAGCATGATTTGGAATTATAGTACCGCTTTTTTGTGGTACAAACAATTCGGGTCCTTTCTCACCTACAAGTGAAGCCTTTCCTACAGGTGGATTTCCACCATTAGCAAAAGATCCTGGTAATAAATCTGCACCACTCGGTATATTTGTTCCAAAAGTTCCTGGGGCAGCCACCATTGGTGCAGGTGCTGTAAAACCACCGCCAAATCCACCAGTTAAACTATTTCCAATTAATGATAGTATTCCTTGTTGAAACTGATTTGCCATCATCTTTGCAGCCATGTCTAAGAAATGATCTGCCATTCGATTTAACATATTACTAAAGGCTTCTCCCACAGTCATAGTGCCTTTTATAATTCCTTTAAATGATTCTGCGAAAGATGCAGATATAGTTTGAGATAAAGCAACAACTTGATGTCCACGATCCATCAGTACATCCATTTGTTTCTGTAGCTCTATAGTTTGGGCTGCCACTGGATCGGCTAAAGTTTTTGCGTTTAACAATATTTGTTCCTGTAGGTCTCTTTCAGCAGTTAATTTTTGAATTTTAAAATCTAACTCAGCATTTGTCTGTATTGCTTGTTCTTTTTTAAGTACCTCAAGCTCTTGATTTTGAATATCTAATTTATTTTGTTCTTTTCTTAGTGTTAATTGTGTTGAACTTAGGGTAAGTCTTTCTTTTTCTATAGCTAGTGCCTGTTTTAAAGGTAGTATTTCACGGTTAGCCCTAATCTCATCGGCTTTAGCATCTATATCTTCTAGATTTGAAGGTAAATTACTTCCTGTACCAGAACCTCTTTCATTTTCTATTCTTAATTTTTTCTGAGGTAAAGATTCTTTAAATGGATTCAGTGCTCCACCTGGATTTAAGAAACCAAATCCTCTGCCCATAAAAAACTTCGCTATTCCCTCTAAAGGAAGTTTGTTAAGTAAAGTGATTGCTGGACCGAGAATATCCGACACTATAAAGCCAACTTTTAACCCTAAATCAGCCATTCCTCTATTAAATTCTTCTAGTTCTTTTGTTGCTGCTTTTACCTCTTCGGGAGTTTTACCCGTTCGTTCTGCAAACTCTTCTATAAGGATTGAAGCAGCAGTAGATGTCATTCCTAATTTTTCTAACTTTGCAATTAGATCACCTGTTGGAGTGTTAGTTAAAGATAGTTTTTCAGTTAATAGTTTTAAATTTTCTGTTGGTTTATTTAAGGCATTTCCTAATTCTCTTATAGAGTTAAGCGTGTTGGATATTGATTGGACCGTTGCTGTGGCTGCGATACCTCCTGCGAAACCACCCATTTGGCCAAACATTCCACCGATACCACCGCCAAGACCACCAGCAGCAGCACCGATTGGACCTTGACCAAATAAGAGAGGAAAACCACCACTTATCAAAGCACTTTGAAAATCAAACCTTCTTCCTAAATTTCCAAATGTGTTTATGTTAGAACCTGCTGGCCCTTGCAGTAATTTGTTTGTAAATGGATCAAAGTTAAGACCCATACTGGTCGGACCCATTCTTGGACCTTGGATTGGAAGTTTTGGAAGTTGTGGTCCGTATTGGGCTGCCGTAAATCCTGTATCGCCTGTCATTCTTTCTAACTTTCTTGCATGAGCAACTCCAGCTTTAGCAGATGCCTGGTTTGCTTTCATTGACTCCACCGCAAATTTAGCCGATCTTTCTTCTGCTCTAGCTTTCCGTTCAGCGTGTTTAGCTGCTATATCTGCGGATGTTTCTAACCTTTTTATGCCTTTAACTTGTGCGTTAAGCATCTTGGTATCGGGAAGAGCAAGCATACCTCCTTTGGCAGCAACTTTATCTGCTTGCTTTAGTATTGGGTTTATTGATCTTGCAAACTTTCTTGTTTTTATCGCTAAAGTATTGTAGAAGTCATCGTCAGCTTTAGTAGATAATATTCTTTTTTTCCCTCCACCTCCTGAAGCTGTTCTGCCTACATTCTCTATTTCTTTGCCTATTGTTTTTAAGTCTTTTTTAACTTGTTGGGTATTTAGTTTTATATTTACGCTATATTCTGATGCCACTTGCTCTTGCAGAATAGATTAATATTAAAAGTTTAGCGTACTTTGCGTGTTTGAGCTTGTCTTTTTGCTTTTTCCATAGCTTCTTCTTCTCTTTCACCTTTAATTGTGAAGTAAGCGTTCCATCCGTATAGCTCTTCTACTGATATTCTTTCTCTTAATTCTTTGAATGTGTAGCCTAATTTTTCTGCAATAAAAAATTGTAAATAAATAAAATTATCTTTCTTTATTTTAGCTTTTTACGGCATCGGGGCTGACCTCCTCGCCCATACTTTGCATTTTGGTCATTATGTCCAATAGAACAGATAAAGGTATCTCTCTTCTTAGTACTGGTAAATCTCCTGATGTAAACATTTTTGCACCTGATTCATCTTCAGCTTTTGTAACAATAACCTGTAATGCAAAGTCAAGACTACCCTCTTGCTGACCTTTGTTCATGGCTATTAATGTACTGTTAATTGTGTCTCTGTCAGCTATTGTAAGAGGAGACCAAAAGATCTTTAAAATAAGCTCTTCTCCTTTAAAAATGGAGTAACTACTACGTTCTTCGACACTAAAAGCTGCTTTTAGTTTGTCGATTGCTCTTACTGGTGACATAAAAATTTGTATCTATTCTTGTAGTATAACTCAAAGTATAAATTTAAGCACTCGTACCTTTGTGCATTGTATAGTTACGTTTCGGCTTGAATCCTACTATTTGAAATCCCTTGTTAATATCTTTTTCTAAAAAATTATTTTGTAGATAAACGTAATACCAAAAAGGAACATTTGGTTTAGGAGTTGTTTTTCTTTTTTCAGCAAATAGATCTTCATACATCTGCCCTGGCTCGTAAGGACTTGTCATGGCATTAATTACAAATCCTGCATATTCGGCTTTGTTACCTATGTAAAGCATTTTGACTAGAGAAGTGTATATTGGTTTTTGCCTTACAGGTGCTTTTCTACTGGTTTTTTGTGGATCTATATTGTTGTCTTTTCTTGGAATCGTAGGAACAACTGGAGCACCTTTTATTTGCCAAGCTGTATTAAATGTTCCAGTAAACCAAGGACTTCTGTTTTGTAGGGAATAGTGAATCTCGGATGCTGCTTCTGCTCGGCCTTTAACAATTAAAGCAGCCAAATCATTTGGTAAATGTTTTAAATCTTTTGTTCTACGCATTGGCCGTGAAATCGCAGTTTATTACACTCATAAAATGGCTTTGATCTTCTGTTACTACAGATGACGGTCCACTTATTTCACTTACTCTTGGAGATACAGAAAAACTATCTGAATAGTCAGAAGCATTTACAGAAGTAAGTCCATCAATAACTGATTCTGCTATTGCAGCAGCTACCGCACTCCCTTTATTCGATGGGCTCATAATTGCACATCTTATTGTTCCTGCATAATAATCGACTGCTGCACCTTGTGATTGGTTTGTAGATTGAGTAAAGTCCAAATTAACCATCACATACTTTTTAGTTTTACCTGGAGTTGTGAAGGGCATATTATCGAACACAACTGTCACTGTATTGTCAGCAGCAACTACGGCAGTTTTAATTGCGGTTTCAAATGCTGCTCGTGCGTTTACTAAAGTCATTAGAAAATAACATCAACTCTGAATAAATATTCTTGGCCGCCACGCAAGGTTCTTACATCTGTAATCTTTGCAACTCTGGTCGATCCAGAAAATGTGAGAGTGATCTCATCTGAGAGTAGCGGTTGGCTGTCCCCTATAAGATCAGGTGTTATAAAAATTCTAGCTACGTTTTCTTGATAACCAGTTTCTTCCGTGGATTGTATAAACTCAACGGGAACTTTTATTGTGTAACTGGTGTCACTTGTAGTCACTGCACCAGTAGATGTGTTGTATGACGTAGATAGTTTTCTAGTGTAAATAATTGTTGTGTCTAATGAGTCTCCTAATTGAGACACTACCTGCTTGGCTACGTTTTTTAGTAATGAGTCTAGTTGTCCTGCCATTATCCTCTAACCGCCCGTAGTTGGAAACTGCCAGCACCACCTAGCATATACGCTCCAAGGTAACTTTGTAGCCACGGGTAAACATCTAAAATATTGTTTATAGATCCAGTTCCCTGACTTGCAGTGTTGTACTTAACTTGAATATCTCCTAGTTTTACTTCTTCAAAGTTTCCGTCTTTTCCTGTAGTTCCTGTTATTGCATCCGTGTCATTTGCTAAAGCTCTGGCTAATTCATATTGTGCATATTTAATTTGGTTAGGGATTTTAGAACAAGCTAGTTCAACACCATCTACCTGATAATTATTTCTTGGAAACTTTAATGCCTGTCCATCATCACATCTATCTCCATAAAA